GATGCGCGTCAAACAATGCCTTCAGTTTGTCGGCGGAGAGTTTCCCAGTCGACATTACATGCCAGCGCCACCTTCGGCGCTTCCTTCTCCGGTCGCTGCGGCCGCCGCGCTGGCATCGCCAGTCGCAGCATTACCTCCTCCGCTGTCGCCCACACCGCTGCCCGGACCGCTGCCGCTATCTCCCTGCGGCGTTTCTACCGCCGGTGCCGCCGGTCCCGGCTGAATGGCCGCCGTATGCCCGGCCTGCAATGCCGCCTGCTGTGCCTGCTGCGTCTGCATCATGGCCGCGTGTTCCTTGGCCTGAGCCGCAGCCAATTGCGCGCCCTTCGCTCCGAGAACGGCGTTGACGTCGTCGTCGTCGTTGTCGTTGGCCACATTACATCGCCTTTGATCGAGGGTGATCGTGCAGCGCCATGCCGGGGAACTTGGCCTTCACCTTGCGCTTGATCGCGGCCCGCTCGGCAGGAGAGGCGTTGGCAGCTCCGCGCGAGAGCGCCGCTCGAGCGTGGCCTTCATCCGGGATTGGATACGATCCAGAGCCCTTCCCTTCAGGGCCAGACCCTTTGCCCGGCAGCGCGAAGTCCGACGAAGGCAGGCTCCGCCGGCCGGCCGCCGTCAGGTGGCCCTTGTCCTTCATCACCTTCATCTTGCGCTTGGCCATCGGCTTCGTGCTCCTCGAGTGCAGATCAGCCAGAGTGAGGTTGGGCATCGTCAAGCAACTTGTGTTTGTAGACGCCCCCAACCTTGGACCGGAAAGTCTTGCCCACCGACTCTGCGCCCACGAGCTCATCAAACACGCTCTTCGGTGCGTCCGGATAGTGGTAGGCGCCGCCGCCGATGAATCGAACGAACAGGCCCCGGTTGTCATACCCAAGGGCCTTGATGTTGCTCGACTTCACTTCGACCATGGCGGGCAATCGCATTACTCGCTCCGTGGGTGATCGTGCAGCGGGTTCTTCTTCTTCACCTTCGGCGGCAGTTTGCCGCCCTTGTCTGAAGCCATGAACTCGGCACCCACCTTCTGAGGTATGCCGAGCGTCGACTTGCCTTCTTCAGCCGCAGCCATCGCTCCGCGCTGGGCCTGGCTGAGATTGGGCACTAGCCACCGTTGCGGGCGACGCAGACCACATCCCAGATCTCGCCGGATGTGCTCGCCGTCACCAGGGTAATTGCCGAAGTCGTGACCGAATAGGCCGGCGTAGAAGTGCCGGGCGCGGTCTCGTTCACGGCTACGCACGCCGGGATCGAGGTGAAGGCGGCAGCAAACGTCACGACGCAGCCGGTCGCGCTGGTGCCCTGGGTGACCCGGAAGGCGAAATCAGACCCGACGATGGTCGGCGTGCCGCCACCGCATGAGCCAATGGTGGGTACTGCCGAATGCCCCGAGGCGCCGCCGAGCATCCACGCCCGAAGCTGGGTGATCGTGGCGTAGGTGTTGCCCGCCTGTGGATTGGCGTTCTTGATGACTTGCTGGATGTCGGACTGGCCCAGCGATGCGACATAGGGAATTGCCGTCTGGGCAAGAGCCACACCGGCCGCCAGGACGACAAGGCCGAGAGCCCCATAGATCAGTTTCTTCATAGCGTTGCTCCTATCTCCGCCCCGAACATGGGAACGTGTTTGTAAGTGACGCCTCTCACAACGTCATAGATTGCGCTTGTCGACACTCCATAGAAGGTCGCCAGGTCTTTCAGATAGACGCCTTCGGCACGCTGCCGACGAGCGCACTTCGCCTGTTCGTCCGTGAGGGCGCGAGACATTATCCGCGCCTTTGTTCCGTCGCGAAGAAAACGCTCCTGCTCAGATTGAGTGCGGACCCGACGTTTCTGGCCGGCCGACATTTTCATTATAGTTTCAGCACTAAATGACCGGCCCTTATGGGCGGCAGATATTTTTGCCTTCGTCTCTGGACGAATGGAACGTCCCTTTAAAGCGCAGCCGCCTTGGCTCGCAAGGGTGCGAAGGTAGCTCGTTACGCGACGAGCCTTGTGTTCGACCGATTGGCGAACTCCAAAGGCTCCTTCGCCGCCTTTTGTCGCGTTGTAACCGGCCTCAAACGAATTGTGCTGCTCAATCAGCGCCTTCTCCGTGACACACAAATCATCCCAGCATGAGGCGGAAGCGATGTGCTCGACCATGAATGATTCGGGTCCGTACTTTCTAATCGCATCCGGAAACGGCCCCATCGTGGTTCCCCTCAAGGCGCAAAGAACGTGCGACCGCCAACGCTCTACAACGGCGCGCTTTGTAACGCCGATATAGACCTTTTCGTTTAGTCGATTGGTCACGCGATATGCCTTGAAACTATTGCGCACGAATTATCCTCCATTTCTCGAAAAACATATAAAATCGTAGATATTCGAATCGTTGGCCGACTGGGTGATCGTGATGGCGCTCGCCGACACCGTGTAGTGCGGAGCCGTGGTCGATGGCGCGGTCTCCGAGGCGACCGAGCAGGCCGGCGCCACTGCGAAGGCGGCGGCGAAGGTGACTACACAGGATGTCGGCGTGCCGGTGCCTGCCGTCACCCGTCCGGCGAAGTCGGAGCCAACGATCGCCGGCGCAGTGCCGCAAGTGGCGCCTAGGCTGGGCGTGGCCGAATGGCCGGTCGCACCGCCCATCAACCAGGCACGAAGCTGCGTCAGGGTGGCATAGGTATTCCCGGCGGTCGGGTTGGCGTTCTTGATCGCCTGCATGATGTCGCTCTGGCCGAGCGATGCCACATAGGGAATGGGCGTTTGGGCGAAGACTGCCCCGGCCAGCAGAATGCCGGCGGCGATTGCGATGATCTTCTTCAAGATGCAGCTCCTTGTGGAAGCGAGACCACGTTGGAATGTTCCGGCTCGAGCGCCGAGAGCCAGCGCCGGTTTTCGTCAAGCGCACCGCGCGTGGCGGTGAGGTCGCGGCCCAGTTTCTCGATCATCTCGCCGAGGCTGGCTTCGCCCTTCTCTAGGTCGGCGATGCGCTTTTCAATGGCTTCGCGGTTCATCAGGTCACCGAATCAGTGAGCGGGATGTAGCGGATGGCGCCGCCGACAAGGCACTTCAGCCATCCCTTGGTCGCCGTCGCGCCCGCCGTGCCCGTGGTCGACATATTCGTGCCGCCGTTGGCCGACAGGTCCATGACGTAAGTCGCCTTACCATAGCCATAGAGGACGGCGTTCACGGTCGAATTGGTCGTGTTGGTCGCACGCACGATATTGGTTTCGGCGGCAAAGGCGCCGGCGGCCGACGCGCCCATGTCTGCCCACAGGGCCGATACCTGGCCGTTCGTCATGGTGCCGGACGAGAGATCCAATTGGGCAATCACACCGACGTAGCGGGCGGCAGAGGATTCGGTGATCGTGGCGCCGCCCAGGGTGAACTTGCCCTGCACGCCGTAGTAGAAGCCGTCGCTCAGCGTTGTGCCGCTGGCTCCGATAACCTCGCCGCGGGCGCCCGCAACCGAGCCATTGCCGCTGGCGATCGTGACGGTGCCTTGAAAATTGAGCGTGATCGCGCCGTAGTAATTGCGTTGGGTCGCCGGATTGGTGGTGCCGATCGTCGCGAAGGACTGGGTGACCTCGCTGCGGATCCAATTTCCAGCCACCACGCAGGTGTAATACTGGACCGTCTTGCCCAACTGGGAGACGCCGGTCGCGGTGGCGATGCTGTTGATGGTGTCCGGCGATGTGCCGAATACCTGCATTGCCGTGGTCGTCGAGTTGATCACCGTGACGACCTTACCCGCAGTGGCGGCGGGCAGCTTCACGCTGTTCCCAGCCGTAGCCACAGTAGTGACATTGTTGATGCCGTTGCTGAGCTGCGTGGCGGCGCCCTGGGTGCCGGCGACGTTGGCCGTCAAGCCGGTGGTAACATCCTCGCTGCTTTGCGCGAGAGCGGCGATGTCGCCCGTCGTGGTCTGGGCCGACTGAGGCCCGACAGTAGCGATGGCGACAATCTCGTTGCCCACCAGTGGACTGACGATGAGAGCGCCGGGAACAGAAGGATCGGACATTTATGCGCTCCTATAGGGGCACGTTAAGGGTGGTCGCCGCCTGGCCGGTCGTCGAAATCCTATAATTGATGGTGCCGGACGTGAAGGCGATGCAGTTGAGGCGATAAAGGACGCCCTTCTCCGGCTCCATCAGCTCGGTCGACATCGCGGCCGTCCACTTCAGTTGGCTGCCGCCCTGCCAAATGTAGCAGGGGATCCAGGTATGACCGCCGTCGAAACTGCGCTCGAGTTGGATAGTGCCAGTGAACGTGAGCTCGTTGCCGACATAGACCGCGGCGCTGTCGGTAGCGGAAGCCGTGATGGCGTGGCCGTCGCGGGCGAACACGAACGGCGTGTCTGACTGGTCGGCCGTGGTCGCGGTCACCTGATTGGAAATGATGATCTCGCCCTTCACGCCGGGGGAGAACTGCGAGGGCGCCACTGCTTCGGTTACGATCGACGACACCGTCGTAGATGCCGGAATGCCGAGGCCGGTAACGGCTGCGCCCGTAAGTCCAGTCGTGTAGTCGAGGCCAGTGAGATGGGTGCTCCCCACCACGCCATAGCCGCGCACAGTGATCGGCGGAATGTAGAGCGTAAGCGTCGTGCCCGACACCGCCTGGATGGACGTGCCGGGCGGCGTGTTGGTCGAATAGATGCTGTTGCCCTTGGCGATCGAGCCGGCGGTGCCGATGGTCGCCGACAGGCTCCCGCTCGTGGTCGCAAGCGAGCTCGAATAGCTCGCCCAAAGCGACACGTTGAACCAGCCATAGATGGCCAGCGGCGCCGACACCTGTTCGTCGGTGAAGGTGCCCGACAGGACGCTGTTGGCCTGGTCGTGCGGCCAATCGGGCGAACGGCCCGACGCCGACACGTCGCGAGGAGCTGGTACGCCCAATCGACTCTCCTACTACGGCGTGATGACCGCCGGCTCCGCCGTCTTACCGAGAAGCCGAATGGTCTGGGCGCCCTGCTGCGGACCGAGCCGGCGAGGATCGTCGCCCGGCGAGATGCCCGCCAGAGGCGAGGGCGCCGGGGTCGGATTGCCGCGCAGCAATTCCTTGCCGCTGGTCACCCACTGGGACGGTGTGTTCGCATTGATGACCGGCGCGTTGCCGATCGAATGCAGGTAGAGATCGTAGACCGCCTTGCCGGCGTTGATCGCGGTCTCTTCGTTCGCCGTATTGGGCACGCGAATGACCGGGACCATCGCCTGGTTTGGAATGCCCTTCCAGTTGATCTCCTGGTCGACCATCTGTTTCGTGTTCTGGTCGCGAAACTGCGGGTCGACCATGGTCTCGGCGAGGAAGGTCTTGCGCGTCACGCGGTAGATCGGCCGGACGCCTGTCGCATTGTTGGCGATGATCAGGTCGATCATGGACTTGCGCGCCGCATCTCGAACTGCGCGCTCCTCCGGCGACACCAGCGCTGCCCGTTTGGCGGGCGACGCCGAGGCCGTCATCATGGCATGCGCAAGGCTTTCGGCGAGTTTGCGATCGCCGCTCACGTCAGCCGGGGCGGCGACACCACCACCGGCCGCCACGCGCGTCTCGCCGATCTGCTCCATGAACTTCGCCATGAAGCCGGAGAACATCTTCATCGCCCGCTCTTCAGCGGCCGTGTTGATCTCCTCCTGCTTGGTCAGCAGCTCGGCTTCGATCTCTGCCTTGGACTTGCGTGCCATGGGTCACCGTTATCCGACGTACCGGGGGGCCGTGTAGTTTCGGGCCGCCTGGAAGTTGTACTGGTCGTCGCGCGTGCCCACCACGTAGGCCGAGGCAATCGTGCCGGCCGAGAAGTCGCCGCCAGACGAAATGGCGAAGTTGAGCCGCAGGAAGCGCGGCCGATGATTGATCGGATAGGGCGGCACGAACGGCAGCCGGCAGACTTCCGCGCCAGCCGAGGAATTGGCCGCCGTGATGTCGCCGGTCTGGGCGTAGGTGAGATACGTGCCTGGTGAGCCCGAGCCGTTGTCCGGAGCGCCCTGAAACTGCACGGTCAGCAGCGGCGAGCCGGTGTTCTCCACCAGCGCCGTGCCAATCAGCACCGAGATGTAGGGCTGCGGCATGCCGACCGACAGGCCGTCGGCCTGCCCGGGAAGCGTCGAGTTGCCCCAGATGTTGGTCACAAGCGTGCCCGCGCCGGCCCCGAGAATGTCGTAGGGATCGGTCGCGAAGTCGACGCCGGCACCGCCCACGAGCGACAGAGGCGCGTTGTACGGCACGAAGGCGAAAAGTGCGTCGTTGATCATTTGATCATGTCCTCTTGGTTAGGAGACCGCGTCTTCAGTCGTGAGCAGGCGATCGGAGATCTTCACAGGAATACCACGGAATTCGTCCTGCGGCATGCCCGCGGCGTCCTTGAGCGTGAGCAGCACGTTGCGGTCACGCATACCCTGGGCGTCCATCCAGAAGCGGACGGTGCGGTTGGTGTAGATGATCGGCCGGATGCCGGGCGACTGGTCATTCGGCGCATCGGTCTGGGTGATACCGGACGACGCGCGGGTGAGCGACGGCGGCAACATGACCAGGCTCGAGAGGCCGAGGAACAGGTCGTAGGCCGAAGAACCGGCAAGGCCCGCCGAGGTGACGTCGAGGTTGGCGATGCGCGCCACGTTGCGCCAGTCTTCCGGCACGATGCCCATGTTGTGTTCGAAGTAGGTCGTCCACGCCTCGTAGGGATTGCCGAGGTTGTCGTAGGCGGCGCGGGTATCGGCCAGATCCTCCGACACGAGGCCCGCCTTGGAGCCGCGCGGGTAGGTGCCGTAGAAGGTGCGCTCGCCGTGGCAGACCAGCCAGATCGAGGCATTGTCGGAACCCGACCCGCCGCCGTCGATCACGTTCTGCGCGTTCTGCGCCGTGGTCTGGGTCAGTGTGTTGTAGAAGGTCGAGAGGCCCATGAAGGAAGCCGGATTGGTCGCGGTGTTGCCGTACCAGGCGGTCTCTTCCGCGGTCTGTCCCATGCCCTCGATGAAAGCGACGTCCTCGTTCTTGCGGAACTGAGGCGTGTTGCCCGAGGCCTTGGCCAGCAGCTTGTCGATCTGGCTGTAGCCGGTGAGCGAACCCATGCCGATGCGGGACTTGCCCGTGGTCGACTTGGAATAGGCCGTGCCGCTGTTGAGGTAGCGCCAGCTACCGGCCGGGATGGACGTGCGGAACACGAACTCGTGCCCGAAGATCTCCGAGCCTTCCTTGAACACCATGTCCTGGAAGAGGGTGATGCTCTGCGAGAGCATTTCCGCGATGTAGGCCTGCTTGTCGGCGCTATCCATGCGGGAAGTCAGATCGGCCAGACTAAGCCATGCACCTGTCGCCATTACGAAATCTCCTTATCCTAAGCGCCGCGATTCACTGGCGGCCGTTGGGTGAGCGGTCATTGTCGTAGAGAGCGTCGGCCCCCTTGCGTCGGCCGGCATCCGACACGGGCTTGCTGTCGGTGACGACGGGAGCGGACGGCTCGAGAATGATGCGGGCCGCCCTGTAAAACGCCTTCAGGATGTGCGGATTGTCGCCCGCGCCGGTGGCGTCGAGCGCGTTGTGGAAATCAGCCAGATCCTTCTTCCAGCCAGGCGAGCCCTGCGGATGGTCGGACACCAGCATGTTACGAGCTGCCGCGATCGAGCCCATCGCCGTGCGGTGACCGGCGCCGCCGATCATCTCATCGGCCTGCACCTGGTCGCGCCACTGCTTCTTGGTCTCGCCGAAAATGCGATGCTGCTCCTGGTTCAGGTGCTCGGCGTAGCGCTGCATCTGCGCGTGGTGCATGTCCATGAGCTTCTGGGCGCCCATCTTGGGATCGGCGCGGAAGCCATCGAGCGCGCCGGTGAACTCGCCCTTCAGGGCGTCGTCCATCTGCAAGCCCTCGGGCACATTGAACTCGTAGGCTACTGCCTCCGGCGGCTTTGCCGCTTCGGGCTTTGCGGCCTCCGGTGGCTTGTCCTCGGCCGGCGCTTCCTTGGGTGGTTCGGCCTTCGGAGGCTCTTCGACCTTCTTCTCTTCCGGCGGCTTGTCGCCGGCGGGTGCTGGCGTTTCCTTGACCTCGCCCGGCGCTTCGGCGGCCTCGAGCAGGCTCGGCGTGCGTTCGGGTTGTGACTGCGTCGCCGGCGGCTCGGCCGAAGGGGCAGGGTCGGCCTGGGGAGCCGGCGCTGCTGGGGGAGACTCGGCCGTCGGCGGCGCTTCCGTCACAACAGGCGGAACTTCGGCGACCGGAGCGTCCTTCACCTCGACCGGATCAGCCATCACTTACCTTTTCGCGACTTGGGGAAGACGGGATGGAATTCATCGAGGAGAGAAAGAACGCCGGCACGGTCGAGTACCGACCACGAGTGGTAGAGCCGAAGCCCAAGGTCTTTTTGGCCGAGGAAGTATTCGGTCGCCCTGTCGTTGGGTTCGCCATTGGGACCGAAGCCGTACTTCTCTTCGAAGGTGCCGGCAGCGAAGAGGATGCCCCACAGGAATTCGCGGCCGACCGGATTCCTGAGTTGTTCGATGAGCCATTCGCGGCGCAGGCGGTCGGCGTGCTGCTTTTTGGTTTCGCGGCGCTCGGCCTCGGCTGGATCGACGGCGCTTTGCTGCTCGGGGAGCTCGGCCGGGCGATCGACGGGTTCCTTGTCATCATCGCCGCTCAATGGACGGACGGCAGGATGAGGCCGGACGGCCGCTGGACATAGACCGGGCGGGACTCACGGTGCGGGCCCGGCTTGGGCGTCGGCATGATCGGGCCGCGGCGTCCGGTCTTGGCGACCTTCAATTTGTCGGCCTCGTGCAAGGCCTTGCGGAAGAAATCAGCCATGCCGAGGAACACCTTGCGCGGCGCGTGGCAGCGCAGCGCGTCACCGATGCGTTGCTGGAAGGCGGCGACTTCCCAGCCGAAGGCGAACCAGCGCGCGTCGCGGCGCCAATGGCCGGCTTGGCGCGACGCCCCCTCGACGAGGGCGAGATCCTTGCGGAGCTGGATGTAGGTCGGACCCTGTGACGGCCATTCGGCCAGGTTCACGCACCCCTGAATGACCTCGCGCAGAGACGTGCGCAGCCGGTCGAAGATTTCAGTTTCGGTGAGATTGGACATGAACGGGGACACCTTGTGCTTCGGCGTCCCCTTTACACAACATCCGGTGGCGTGAAATCTTCCGTTCTGGCACAATGCTTCATCACAGCGAGGAATGGTATGGCGGAACCGACGCAGTCGGATTGGCTCACACGCAAGCACGCGGCGCGCTTCCTTGCCACTCAGGGCGTGCCGATCTCGCCGCGCACTCTTGAGAAATGGGCACAGCACAACAACGAAGGCGGCGGGCCGCCCTTCATCCGGCTCAAGACCAAGATCATCCGCTACCTGAAATCCGACCTACAGGCATGGGTCGAACGTGA